GTTCTATCGAGAAAAAGACGCAGAGGATTCGGGTTCCAATGGATGCTAAGTTAGTGTCGCCCGGAGGTCAGGAAACGGAGGTCGTAGGGCCTGAAATACCCTAAAACGGAACAAAATAGTAACATATATACAAAAAAAATCCGCAAATCGTTTGGAGGTTGCGGATTTTTTTGTATCTTTGCACCGAAGATGCATTGTAGGAGGCATTCCACATGTCGGCATCGCAAGATGTGCAGGCTACGAAATGACCATTTGCATCTTTTTTTTGTTTATATGAACTTCATCATATAAAGCAGCTCTCCGTCTGTTACCTTGCACTTGAACTCTATGGTTCTCCCTTGATAGGTTACTGTATATACATTGAAATTGAAGCTATGGTGTCTGCCCGCCTCAACCCTATCCAGTGTTGCATTTGGGATCCATGAGTTAAAATCAGTGGCGGTTCTAAGAAGGTGAACGATATCAGGATCTCTTTTTGCCTTTGCTGCAGTTTCCGTAAAGAAAGCCTTACCAACACCAATAGTGTGCCCGTCCGCTGTTTGCACAAGCGAGCGTTTAGATGGTGTGCCGTTAATCGTTGTAGTGGCCAAATTGTTATCGGCCCACTGTATCGCCTTTTCTCTCGCCGTTCTAAACTCCTGTGGTGTAAGTCTCTGGCTGGTTCTGGAGGCTTGAGCCTGTCTGATCAATCTACATGCAGCGCAAAGCTCATTCTCCGGCACGAATGCCAGGTTAAGTTTGCCTTTGGCGATATCGCAGTCACGACAACGCTTGATGGTGTACGGGTTGTAGTCAGGGAACGTCTTCTGCTCCATACCAGCATTAAACTGGAAGATGCCTTTGGTGTCCTTTCCTGTGGCCTGTGCTCCCCGTTGCATGGCCTCATCGCGTGGGGTGGTCGGATACTTGGTCTTGCGAACCTGTACGACTGTGCAGCGGCAGTTCCAGCCGTTGGGTGGGTAGTATGTTTGCCAGAACGGATCGCTTGGCGGCAACGTCACACCATTAAGTGCAGCGTGTTCCGGGCGTACCTTGCTATCACCAGCCGTGCGGTACTGGAGGTTGTAGCGGTCGCCGTCCTGTTCTATCTGCTCCCACTTGCCAGCCATTTCAGCCGATGACTGCACGAAGTTGTACTCAGCACGGAGATAGTTTTTGTTGTAGGTTTCGTCTATCTTTCGAACGTCGTTTAAGAACTGTTCAAACGGCTTTCGGTTGCCGCTCTCATCAACCAGGGATGGGAAGGCCTCATTGAGTTCGTGGAACGTCTTAATTCCGCTGAAGATATAATCAGACTGTTGGAGCCGCTGACGCATACGGTCGGACATGGCTGTCTGGGAGAAAGCCGCATCGAGCACCTGGGCATGCGTATCGATGAAATCCTGCACGGGTTTCTCCCTCAGGATATCAACACTGAACTGCGCTCCAGCTTTCGAGTGAAGCGACTGCATCATGGGTTCGAAGAGGGCTGAAAGCTGCTGGCGTAGCGCGTCCGTTTCCGGGCTTGCCAACTCCAGAGTTCCGGGCATGTCAGCCAGCAGCTCTGTATATCGGCTGTGCAGCCCCTCGTAGTCAGAGGGGCTTAGTCGAAAAAACGGCTCTCATTTGGCTTGTGTTGGCCTTTCTTGTCATCGTCGGGCGTTTCCCCGCCGTTACCTCCGTTATCGTCATGTTGGGGCTGTGTGGGGCCAATCAGGGGCTGCTGCTGTCTGCGTTCCCCAACAGGGATGCCGTATTTGTTCTCGAAGTACTTGCCCTCAACCTCATAGTTGTTGACAACCAGTTCCTCGACGGCCTTCTGCTGCTCAGGCGTGTAGTCCACAGAGTCATCCCATTTGAACTGCAGGCCTTGAAGTGGGAACCCGTGCCGTATCATTCGTGGTATGAGCTGCTCGTTGATGATATCGCACAGCATATCACGGTCGGCATCGATAAGGTTCTCGAATACCTCCAGATGCGTTTCTGACTGACTGAGTGAGCTGCCGTCCTCGATGGTCATTGTCTGACCGATGACCAGCTTCGAAAGTTCAGAGTTGGCGCGATCCACTCGTTTGTCGTACACGTTAAAGGCATCGCCCTTTGAACTCTCCACCACCTCGATATCGGTTCCCTCCTGAAACAGTCCCCAACCCTCGGTTCCCATTTCGGCCATCATCTTTTCCATCTTGGCCAGCTCCTTATCGTCACGGGTCGTGGTGTGGGCTATGCGCATAGGCATGCCGAAGATTTCAGCGAAGGTGTCCCAAAAGGCCAACGCGTTCTTTTTGGGTATGGTCTGAGTGGCTGCCTTCAGGAATAATCCCAAGGCCTCAGGCTGTCCCACCTCCACGAGCCAGTCGCAGAATGGTGGCTGGTGGTAGTCGATGCCGGTATGCCAGTCCATACCCAATTCGGGGATGACGCGGTGATATTCAGGAATGACGTGCTTACGCTCTATGAGCCTCACGCCGTTATAGGTAAGCCTTCCGTTGATATCGGTTGTCAGGTCGCCCAACTCTATGAGCGAGTGGCCCCAATAGTTAGCATCGAGCGCATAGTGCAAGAGCTGCTTGAACCAGGGCTTTGCAAAGAACTTGGCGGCTTCCTCATTCTCTTTCTCCTTATCATCTACAAGCTTGAATGCCTTAGCCAATACAAAACCCTCGCGCTGCTGGATACAGCCCGAAAGATGCAGGTCGATATCCACGTCACGGTAGATATCATAAAGACGCTGGCGGTTGGGGTTATCAACGTTGATGGCCATCTGCCATGCGTGCCTCCAGTCACCGATATCCTTACGAGTCAGCGCGTCGGTCTGACGCTGTAACTCCACGACCATCTTTTTCAGTCGCTTGCGGTCGCCCTCCTTTGCCAGATTGAACGTACCGTATTGTGAATTCAGTACACGCCCTGATAGCGGGTTCTGCTTGTTATTTCCCTTCTTATTCATACCTTACCAATTATGCTTTAGTTTCGGCTGTGAGCTATACTTGAAAAGGAAGCCTGTAGGCTCTCCGTCTTCATCAGTGGCCAAAGGTAAGTCAGGCAAGATCTTCTCGGCCTGTACGCCCTTCAGCCAATCGAGGGCGCGTTCGTAACGTTCCTTGCGAATTTCCATACCCATTTTCTGGGGTAGCGACGCGGCCATGTGGTACAGCGCAATATCACAGGTGTACATGACCACAAGTTTATTGCGGTTCTCGCCATCGGCATTGAATATGGCCGGGCAGTCATACTTGGGCCGTAAGTAGCCCGCTATTTCCTCGATGGCCTCAGTCTCTGCATTGGCCCGGTTTTCGGTACTCACCTGAGTAACGATGCGTAGCGCACCCTCACCGATAACCACCTTGTAATCTTCGTCTGTGATGAACATAGTGCTGCTTATTTAGTTACGAACAAAGCGCGTTTCTCGATATCCTGAACCTTCACGCCTTTCCTGAACTGATGCGTGGCCACCATTTTCTTGATGTCCTGTTTAGCCACCACCACCAGTTTTCCATTAACTACTACTACGAGCTGTTTACGGCCCGTCAGCTTCTGAAGCTTAACGGCCTTTTTGACGGCGCGTTTGTAACGCCATGCGTTGTACAAGTCTTTAATCAGTTGTATCATATTACCATGTATTTTTGGGGCTCGGACGTTTGCCGAACCTCGGTGTAAACTTTTGTATGCGCGTGTTCTTTTGTAATATATAGATGGCTCCCTCGTCGGCATCCGGCGCGTCATCGTTGCCGCTCATTCCCTTTTGGAAAGCCAAAGTCTGCTCAAGTCCGGCCTGCATGTCCGGGTCATCTTTCTGCGACTCATCGTAGAACACAAAGCCACGTTCCCATAACGGACTGATTGCCTCTATACGCTGGAACTTATCGGGCTTCTTTCGTTTGTCGCCTGTGATGGGCAGTTGGTAGCCTCTAAGCTCTCCCTCAGTGGTGAAGTCATCGAGTATCATATCCTGCATGAAGGAAGCCTCCATTGCAAAGCGGATGGCAATGCCCTCTTCCTGGCTCCACTCATAGATATCATAGCACCACCTTACCATTTCAGCAAGGGAGGTCTTACGGACGAAGGCCCTCAGTTGCCAGAGGTTCGTCTTCTGCTTTCCCCATAGCTTCGCGGACTTGGTATCGTTCTTTTGGGTTCCCTTCCAAGATGGGTCGATGTAAAGGACGAATTCAGAGAACTCCTTCCACTTGGGACGCTTGGCCCAACGTATCCACTCATGCTTGAACACGTTACCCTCCACAATCGGGTTGTGCATCATCTCCTTGTTCCAAGCGCGGTAGCCGACAAACTCTTCATAAGCCCGTGCCTCTTCCTTAGTCCATTTATCCTTCCATACAGGCTCGCCCTCGTTGTCAACTGCATAGACAGTCGAAACGTGTACGCCCTTTGTGGCACAGATGTTGGCCAGTACTGAGGTCTTACTAATGAGGTTGCCCACCATGATAAAGCGGCCACGTCCTACATCAAGCGCACCGAAAAGGGCCTCTTTTACCCAATCCGTCAACTCGCCCACACGTCGCTTGTTTCGGCATAGCTCGTCATCGTCGAGGTCATCTATAACGATGTAGTCGGGACGTGCCTCGCGCTTTCTGAGACCACGTGGCGACTGCCCGCGACCGCATGCCAAGAATGAAACGCCGTTACGTGTGGTGAACTCTCCCTCCGTCCAATCGCCCAAGGTCATCTGCTCCCCAAAGTCGGCAATAATGCGCTTGTTGTACTGGAGCTCAGCTTGAATGTCGCCCAACAGTCGGTTGGCACTATCCTCAGACTTACCAACAATCACCATGAAGTTGATCAGCCGTTTGGGCTGGAATATCAACCAAAGCGGCATGAAGATGTCGAAATGCGTGGACTTGGCGTGACCGCGTGGCCATTTGAACACGGCCTTGAGATTGGGCGTGTTCTTAACCTTCTGCGCTGCCTGGTTATGGAACGGGGCATTGTGGATAATGCGGACGGGCTCACCCGTCACCTTATCGCGCAGTGTGAGGAAATGGGGGAAATAGTACTCACAGAAAGCGGCATAGTCTTTCTGGAGCCTGCGAATACGCTGCTCCTTCTGCGTCTGGCTTTCACGTGTGAGCTGTGAAGTCTCTGTAAGCGACTGTATTTGCTTACAGTGTTCCTGCCATTGCTCAAGTGCCTGTTTCCTTTCCGCTGCTGTCATGGGGCAGTGAGTTTAGAGTTCGGCACTTGGGGCCATCTTTTCCATGAGGAACTGGTTCTGGTACTTGTTGATGGCCTTGATGAGTTCGGGGGTGATTTCCGGGTCAAACTCAGCATTGTACTGGAGCCATTTGTTGAACGCCATGAATACCTCGATGGCATCTACCACGTTGGCCTTCTTATCAAGTTTCTCGACTACGGCACTCAGCTTAGACAGCTTATCGGCCAGTGAGCCAATCAGTGTCGGGTCGTTGGACTTGTTGACGTTCTCAATGAGTTGGTCAATAGTGAGCAGCAGTTTGTTCACCAGTTCCGGGCGTGTGATGTTCTTGGCGGCGCGTGCCTCCTTCCATCCTTCCTTCGTACACCAGTTCGATATGGTAACGCGTGATACGCCCAACCGTTCTGCAATTTCCTGTTGCTCCATGCCGGACATATACAGTGAACGTCCGAGCTGTTTCTTGTTTTCAAGTTCTGCTTTTGTCATTGCGATATTACTTTTTATTGCGATTTTGCAGTGCAAAATTGCATAAAAAGGGCCACACTAACAAAAAACGGTGTACTCGTTGCAGCCTTTACTGCAAGCGTTGCAGCGTTTTTTGGAGGGTCGCAGGAAAGTGCGTAATATTGCAGTCGCAAAACATAAGTAACTGATATGAGTAAACGAATAAGATTAACAAATGAAAGGGTCAACAGTTACGGCTTTCGCCTCTTGACCTCAGGTGGTGATCTGGAGCAGTACCAGAGAAACCCCGTGTTCCTGTATATGCACGAGCGCGGAAAAGTAATAGGTTATTTAAAAGACCTAAAAGTTGAAAATGATGAAGTTACTGGAGAGCCTGTCTTTGACGAGGCTACAGAACTGAGCCGTCAGTGTAAGAAACAGTTCGAGGTGGGTAGCCTTCGCATGGTGAGTGTTGGCGTTCAGCCTATAGAGGTCAGCGATGCAAAGGAGCTGCTACTTGAGGGGCAGACTCGCCCTACCGTAACAAAGTGGAAGCTGGTGGAGGTGTCCCTTGTGGATATCGGAGCCAACGACGATGCTATTGTCATGCAGGATAATGGTATGGTCATAGAATTAGGAAAAGACGGCAACTGCCTGTTGCCATTACTGAGTAATAACCCCATCAATCAAACAACAATGGATTTAAAGAAGTTAGCCCTACAGTTGGGCCTGCCTGAGACGGCAGACGAGGCAACCGTTCTCGCGAAGATTGCCGAATTGCAGAAAGAGGCCGGAGCGTCTGTAACGCTCAAGGCTGAGAATGACAAGCTGAAGCTTGCAGGTATTACAACTCTCGTGGACAAAGCCATCACCGAGAAAAAGATCACTGTCGAGAATAAGGAACACTTCCTTAACCTCGGTAAGACCATCGGTGCTGAGGAACTTGAGAAGACTCTTGCAGCCATGTCGCCCAACGTAAAGCTGAGCGGTATCATCAACCATCAGGGTGGCAGTCCAGCACAGCAGGGCTCATACACCAAGCTGAGCGAGGTTCCTGAGGCAGAGCTGCTGACAATGCGTCAGTCAGATCCCGCAACCTACAAGCGTCTGTTCAAGGCCGAGTATGGTTATGAGTGTGAAATCTAATGTCAAACCAATAAGAAAACGAACATGAAAAGATTGCTTTTTCTGATGTCGGCGGTTTTGATTAACTGCCTGTGCGGTGGCCTGATGGCCTCTGCTGCGGGGTTTAGCCCCATGTCGGGAGCTGTTGGACTGAATGTCCTTGCGGCAGTTGTTGGCAACGTTGCCCCTGCCGGTTCCCTTTGTGTCGGTGTCTATACTGAGATATGGACTGGTGAGCTCGTAAAACATCTGCGCCGTGGCCTTGAGGCTACTTGGCTCGATGGTATTCCTGACAACTCAAGCATCGTAGAGAATGACGTTATCCATTTGGTAGAGGTCGGTGTGGATCCTGACGTACTGGTTAACAATACAACTTATCCAATCCCCTTGCAGGCCCTCGACGATGCAGATATCGCCATCCAGCTTGATAAGTTCCAGACTAAGGTAACTCCTATCACAGACGATGAACTTCATGCCATCAGCTATGATAAGATGACACGTGTTAAGGAAAGTCACGGTAACTCTATCAACGATGCCAAGTTTGCCAAGGCCGCTCACGCCATGTGTGCTGCCAGCAACGGTGCTAAGACTCCTGTTTTGAAGACTACCGGCTCACGCGATCCTGAGACTGGACGTATCAAGCTCGTACCAAACGACCTTATCCGTATGAAGAAAGCTATGGATAAGCTGGGTGTTCCTACTATTGGCCGTCGCCTGGTATTGTGCAGTGATCACATTAACGACTTGCTGGAGGTAGACCAGAAGTTCAAGGAGCAGTACAATATCAACCGCAACGATGGTACTGTTGGCCGTCTGTATGGCTTCGATATCTATGAGTTTGCCAACAACCCGCTCTACACTACGGCTGGCACAAAGAAGGCTCTGGGTGCAACCGCAAGCACGGGTGAGTTCCAGTGCTCGTTCGCGTTCTATGTTCAGCGCGTGTTCAAGGCTACCGGCTCGACCAAGATGTACTACAGCGAGGCGGGCACGGATCCAGAATACCAGCGTAACAAGATCAACTTCCGTCACTACTTCATCTGCATGCCTAAGAAGGCCGATGCTGGCGTAGTCATCTACTCTGACTATGACGCTCAGGGTGCTCCCACCATCACAGGTGATGACGCTATCAGCGTGAAGGCTTCTGGAGGTTCTAACAACCGTACCTATGCCACCTCAAACGGTGCAGACATTACGGCTGTAAGTGATTCGGAGTGGCTGACTGTAGCAGTAACTGGTAAAAAGGTGACCTTCACCAGTGAGGCATACGCCTACGACGCTGAGGGCGAGGCAACCCGTACCGCTACCGTGACTATCGGTATCAAGGATACAGAGGTTACCAAGATCGTGACTGTAACACAGCCAATGGCTGAAGCATAAAGGAAACGTAGGCTATGGCAAACAAGCTGCAATATCTGGTAATCCACTGCACAGACACACCTGCTGGCCGTGAAGTGACATCGGATGACATCCGTCACTGGCACACTGACCCTGTGTCGAAGGGTGGTCGTGGCTGGAAGCAAGTGGGTTACACAGATATGTTCCACCTCGACGGCAGAAGGGAGCGTCTTGTTAGGAATAACGAGGATGCCTATGTGGACGGTTGGGAAATTACCAACGGCGTAGCTGGCTACAACAGCGTGAGCCGTCACATCGTCTATGTCGGAGGCTGTGCAGCTAATGACCATAAGCGCAAGATAGACACGCGCACGGAAGCTCAGCGCAGAGCCATGAAGGAATATGTGCTGAACTTCCACAAGCGTTTCCCCTCTGTTAAGATTGTGGGACACAACCAACTGGCAGCTAAGGATTGCCCGTGTTTCAATGTTCCCGCATGGTTGAAGGAAATAGGAATAAATCAAAAGTAACGAACAATGGCAGACATCATTCTACAGTTCCTTACATGGGCCATCCCATCGGGCGGCATTGGTGCAGCCATTGCCTGGTTCTTTAATCGCAGGGCTCACAATGCCGAAACAGCCAAGGTCGTACACGACACCTACAAACAGATGTATGAGGACGTGAGCAAGCTGCTGATTGAGACCAGGGAAAAGTACGAAGAAACCTATGAGAAAGTTGAAGAACTCAGTCAAGAGTACGCTCGCACACGGACTGCGCTTAACCGCCTCAGCCGTGCCGTCGAAGCTATTCAGCTTTGCCCTTATCGCAGTGAGTGCCCTGTGCGTGGTGAGCTGCAAAAGTCAGGCGACGACACCGCAAGCGTCCTACGTACCTCCACCCGTGGCAATTCCAACGCTCACACCCGTAGCGGTGGACGGCGACAGCGCAATGCTGGAGGCCAAGCTTCGCGCGGATTCAAGCGGAAGGGTGACACTGGATCTGCTTCGTCAGGAAACCTCGAAACGGATGAGCCTGCAGGCGGAGATCGACTCTCTGGGCAACCTGAAGGTGAAGGCCAAACGGAAACCTGACACCGTCTATGTCAAAGGAAAGGACTCCTTGATATACGTTCCGGTTCCCGGCCCTGAAAGGGAAGTGGAAAAGGCTGTCGAGGTTAATGTCCTGAACAAATGGCAGAAGGCTATGGTATGGCTTGGCTCAGCAGCTCTGCTGATAGTGGCAGCCCTCGGACTCCCGAAGCTCTTAAAACTGATTTTAAAACTCTTAAAACGCTATTAAAATGGCAAAGGATAAGGAAAAGAACGAGGCCCCTGCCAGTCAGGAGCCTAAGAAGGAAGAACCGGCATTCCTTGAGCAGTACCGCAAGTGCTACCCGACGAATAAGAAGTTCTACGTGACTTCCGACAATCTGGTATTCCTTGAGAGTGAATTCAAAAAGGCCGCAGCACACCAGGCAACGCTGGGCAGCGGTGAGTTAATAACCTATTAAACAACAACAACATGTTACCCAACGTAAAAATCATTCTTGGAAACGGAAACGTCGGCTCAGTGAGCCTTTCCGATGATGGTGTTGCCGCTCTGCTTCTGACTGGTGCGGCAGTGGAAAACAAGTTTGCGCTCAACACTCACTATGTGCTGAGTGGCACAAGCGGTCTTGCCACTCTTGGCATCACTGAGGCAAACAACCCTCTTATCTGGAAGGATGTTAACGCCTTCTACACAGAAGCCGGTGACGGCGCAGAGCTTCACATTCTGGCCGTGTCTGAGGCAACCACTCTGACACAGATGGTGGCAGCTGCTGCTGACAGCCCCATCCACAAGCTTCTCGATCCCGCAGCCGGTCGCATCCGTCTGGTAGGTCTGAACCGTACACTCCCCGCTAACTACGAGGCCACTATGAACGGCAGTGTTGACGGTGACGTACAGACCGCCGTAGCTGCTGCTCAGGCTATCGCTGAGAGCTATCTGGGCAAGATTGCCCCTGTTTGTATTATGGTTCCTGCCATGAAGTGGAGTGGCAGCATGACCAACATCTACCAGCCTCGTGAGGGCTCGCAGAATATGGTCAGCGTTATACTCGCTTCTGACGGTAAGGTTGGCACAACTCAGAGTGCCGCTATGGGTATGATTCTCGGTCGTGCCGCTAAGGTTCCTGTGAACGTAAGCATTGGCCGCGTTAAGGATGGAGCTATCTGTGCTTCTGGTGCTGGCTTCCTGATGGATGGCACAACTCCTGAGAGCCACTATGCAGACTGGAACGCTCTGCATGATGCAGGCTACATCTTCTTCCGTACCTATATCGGAAAGGGTGGCTACTATCTGAACGATGACGCAACCGCAACGGCCACCACAGATGACTACTGCCGTCTGTGCCTGACACGTGTTATCCAGAAGGCAGTTGTAATCTGTTACAAGTGCTACATCGATGAAATTCTGGACAACATCGACGTTGACCCTGAGACGGGCAAGATCCCGACTGCTATGGCCAAGTACTACGAGTCACTGCTGGCCAAGAACATCAACAGTGGTATGGAGGGTGAGATGAGCGGCTTCAACGCAAGCATCGATCCTGATCAAGACCTTATCACTACCGGCAAGATGGACGTGGTGGCCCGCATCACTCCGACTGCCCTGCTCCGTGAGATTGAGGTGAACCTTGCATTTACTAACCCTAACGCATAAGAACAATGAGAGACTTTAATTCAAAGGAATATGCCTGGATCGATGTTACCGTCGTAGTTCTGGGCGTGGAGATCAAGACCATTCGTGCCGTTGAGTACAAGTCAAAGCGTGCTACAGAGGCCCTCTATGCTGCTGGCAAGTGGGCGCGTGGCATCCAGAGAGGCCG